CTACCATTGGGATGCTTACATCACAAGAGATAGTGATAGTGCTAGAGTTAAAGTAGACTCTGGCACTTGGATCGTAAAGGAAAACCTAGACGGCTCAACAGTAGACCCTAGAGGTCATACACAGAAAGTATTAGAAGCTATTGAGAGTGTCATTGAGGGCAGAGCTTCTAAAGGGCAAGAGAGTCTAACCGTTGAGGGTATGACTTTAGTTAGAACTCCTATTGAAGATCTACTTGTCCTGCACTCAAAGTATAAAGCTATGTATGCCCAGGAAAAGAGAGCAGAACGGGCTAGGAATGGTAAAAAGCACTCTGGTAAAATATACACGAGGTTTGCATAATGTGGTTTAAGAAAGAGCCTACCAAGAAGAGACGCACTATTCGCAAAGTAAATGTCCGTGGGTTTGCCGCTGCGGAAGATAGCAATATCTTGTCGGACTTTAAGGGCACTTCAAAATCCATAGATGCTGAATTGTCCTCGGGGCTTCGCAAGATGCGTATGCGCTCTCGCACTCTTTCGCAAGACAATGACTACGCTAAGAAATATCTAAGCATGGTGCGTTCCAATGTTGTTGGCGCATCAGGCTTTATGCTACAAGGTAAAGCTAAAAAACCAGACGGTAGCTTAGANCAAACNGATAATGAGTATATTGAGAAGTCATTTAAGAAGTGGGGGTCTTACACCACTTGCACGATGAGCAAAAAGTTGTCTTGGGGCGATGTACAGAATCTGTTTATTGAGACAGTAGCAAGAGATGGAGAAGCCTTATGTGTTATTGTCTACGGTAAGGATTTGCCTTACGGTATGGCGCTACAGATGGTTGACATTGACCTATTAGATGAGTCATATAATGTTAGGCTAGATAATGGCAATCAAATCCGTATGGGCGTTGAGCAGGACAAATATGGCGCACCTGTAGCGTACCATTTACTNTCTGAGCATCCAGGCGATGATTCTGTTTACACTTATATGCAGAAAAGGTACAAGAAAATACCAGCTAGTGAGGTAATTCACGCCTTTATATCAGAGAGACCTGGGCAATCAAGAGGTGCGCCTTGGATGCACACTGCTATTCGCAGATTGAATATGCTTGGAGGAATGGAGGAGGCAGAATTAGTGGCTTCCCGCGTTGCCGCCAGCAAGATGGGCTTTTTCACCTCCCCAGATGGTGATGGCTATGTAGGGGATGACGAAGAGGAAGAGGAGGGGGCATTAATATCGGATGCAGAGCCTGGGGTATTTGAGCAACTCCCAGAGGGTGTTAGCTTCCAAACTTTTGACCCACAGCANCCATCCACAGCATTTGATTCATTCGTAAAGACCGTGCTAAGAGGTGCGGCAAGTGGGCTAAATGTAGCTTACAATACTTTAGCGAATGATTTGGAGGGTGTTAGCTTCTCATCTATCCGCTCTGGAACAATTGAAGAAAGAGATCAATGGAAGCAGAAGCAGTCTTGGATGATAGAGCATTTCTGTATGCCTGTATATTTAGCGTGGTTGAAGAGTGCTATATTGTCAGGCAAACTAAATCTGCCAATGGTGAAGATTGAGAAGTTCGAGGAGGTTATATTCCAATCTCGTGGGTGGAACTGGGTTGATCCAAGATCTGATTCCATAGCTAACGAGATGAGTATTAAGATGGGTGTAACAACTCGCTCTGAGATTGCTGCTGCACAAGGCAAGAACTTAGAGGATATATTCGAGCAGTTAAGCAAAGAGCAAGAGTTAGCGGATAAGTATGGATTAGACATTACGGGAGAAAAGAAAGATGAGCAAAAAGACGAACAAGACGATTGAGGCAGGAGTTCTCCACAGAGGGTTCAGCTTTGACCGTGAAGCAATAAGTGAAGAGGGTAGGACTGTAGAGATAGCCTTTTCATCCGAAGAGCCAGTTGAGCGCTGGTTCGGTAACGAGATTTTAGACCACTCTAAAAGTTCAGTAGACCTTGGCAGGTTGAAAAATGGAGGAGCGATCTTGGTAGACCACGATCCAGCAGATCATATTGGAGTAGTGGAGGCAGTAAGCATTGATGGCGACAAGCGAGGTCGCGCCACTGTACGCTTTGGGAAAAGCAGTAGGGCGGAAGAGATTTGGCAAGATGTTGTTGATGGAATCCGACATAATGTGTCAGTTGGGTATCGTATTAACAAGATGATTTTAGATAGTGAAGAGGAAGGCGCTGAGACATATAGAGCAACTTCTTGGACACCACACGAGATCAGTTTTGTAAGCGTGCCAGCAGACAGTAGCGTTGGAGTTGGACGAAAAGAGACCAATGATAAGCGGTCTATCACTATTGAAAACCTTTATGAGGAAAAGAAAATGAGCAAAGAAAAAGTAGAAGTAACATCTATTGATGTAGATGCAGAGCGTGCAGTAATTCGCAAAGCAGAGCTTAGCCGCATTGGCGAGATTGAGGCATTAGGCAACAAGTTTGAAGCTAAAGATATGGCTCGTGACTTTGTTAACCAGGGTAAAGATGCAGACGACTTCCGTTCCGCACTACTAGAGAAGATGGGTAACGCAACTGCAATCACTGAGTCAGCAGATATTGGTATGACTGACACAGAGGTTCGTCAGTTTAGCTTTATGAAAGCAATTAATGCTTTAGCTAACCCAGGTGATCGCAGAGCACAAGAGAACGCCTCTTTCGAGTTTGAGACTTCACGAGCTGCTGCTGAGAAGTATGGCAAGAATCCACAGGGTCTTATGATTCCAATGGATGTACTTAAAGGACAGCGCGATCTTAATGTAGGCACTGCTACCGCAGGTGGTCATACAGTTGCTACAGACCTTTTGGCTGATAGCTTTATTGATAAGCTAGATAATGCAATGGTTGCTACTCGTGCAGGAGCTACAGTACTCCGTGATCTACAGGGTAATATTGCTATTCCTCGTGCTACTGGCGGAGCTACTAGCTACTGGGTTGCAGAGTCTGGTGCAATTACTGAGTCAGCGGCAGCGTTTGACCAAGTAACAATGTCTCCTAAGACAGTTGGAGCATTTTCTGATGTTAGTCGTAAGCTATTGCTTCAAAGTTCTGTTGATGTTGAGAGCTTCGTTCGTAATGACCTTGCTCTTCGTCTTGCACTTGCTATTGACAACAAGGCATTTGAGGGTGACGGCACAAGCAACACTCCAACAGGCGTAGTTAACGCTACAGGCGTTGGTTCTGTTGCGTTTGCTTCTGCTACTGCTGGTGCAGCGACTTGGGGTGAGATCATTGATATGGAGAGTGAAGTTTCACAAGATAACGCTCTACTAGGCAATCTTTCATATATCACTAATGCCGCACAGATGGGCTACCTAAAGCAGACTAAGAAAGACTCTGGTTCTGGTATCTTCCTCGTTGAGGGTAGTCAGCTTAATGGCTATAATGTGCTAGTATCTAATCAGATTTCTACTGCTGGACAGATGTTGTTCGGTAACTGGGCTGATCTAATGATAGGTTACTGGTCAGGCGTTGACATTAATGTTGATACTTCTACTGGAAGCACAAGCGGAACTGTTCGTATCGTTGCACTACAAGATGTAGATGTTGCGGTTCGTCACGGTGAGTCTTTTGCTAAAGGCGTATAACTAATCTCCCCTCTTCGGAGGGGTATTAATTGGAGAGTTATTATGAAAGTAGAATTTTTAATGCGAGCAGATTTTAAGCGTAACCGTTACAACCAGGGGGACATCGTTGATCTTGGAAAAGATGAAGTTGATGTTCTCGTTGATAAAGGTTTCGCCAAGAAAGTTGCGAGCAAGAAAAAGGCTGATTAATGGCGCACTTTACTGACAGCGAGATAGCAGAGTTCCTAGATGTTGATGATCTAGGGATTACTGCTACCTATAAAGCTGGCGGTATTGGTGCTGGTACAAGCATAAGCGTTATATTTGCTAATAATTATGTGGCGTTTAGTGGTGGTACTGTTGATGTAGAGGGGACATACCCTGTTGCGACTTGTCGTACAAGTGATGTTTCTTCCGCTGCACACGATGATACTTTAACAATTGATAGCATAGTCTATACAATTATTGGAGTACAGCCTAGCAGCACAACGGGCACTACTAAATTAGTGATGAACTCATGAGTCATCTACGACAGCAAGTTAGAGAAAGAGTAGGAACGATCTTAACAGGTCTAACTACTACAGGCTCTAATGTGTTCCAAAGTAGACTCTACCCGATGGAAAAGGCAAAGCTGCCAGGGTTGATTATATATTCAATATCCGAAGCGGCTACACCGATAACATCAGGAAGTTCACGCACTTTACAGGCGCAACTAACATTAGCAGTAGAGGTTTATGCGACAGGTTCTAATCTTGATGACACCTTAGATACAGTTTGTAGTGAGGTTCAGGAGGCGATGGCAGGAGATAGACAGTTGAATGGTCTCGCAAAAGACTTACAACTAGATTCTACTGAAATTACCTTTGCACAAGAGCAAGAGACTGACATACCAGCAGGTTATGCGACTATGAATTGGTCTGTTTTCTATAATTATGCCGAAGATAACACTTCAACCGCTTTATAGGAGCTAGATATGAAGATGACAACCCCAAACGGGATAGAAACCGATGTTCACCCATCAAGCGTTGATCGAAAGAAAAAGGCTGGTTGGAAATTAGTAGGCGATAAGCCACAAGCAAAGAGTAAGGAGAAGTAAGATGGCTACATATACAGGCGATGGCGGTATCATCAAGACAGGTTCAACACCAGTGACCATAGGAGAGATTCTAGGGTGGACGGTAGAGCAGTCTACAGATACTATTGAAGATACAGTTGTTGGAGATACAGCTAAGACATTTGTAGCTGGGCTGACTGGCTGGACAGGTACTTGCGAGGCGATCCTAAGTGACTCTGATGCAGGACAAGCATTGATGGATAACGGGAGCACTCAAACTGCTCTTGATTTCTACTTTGATGCTTCTACCTCAGGCTACAAAGGAAATGCTCTTGTTACAGGTATTTCAACTACTTCTGCAATGGGAGATATGATTAAAGTATCTCTAACATTCCAAGGAACAGGGGCTTTAACTAGCGATCCTTGGTCGTAAAGATCAGCGTGATACACAGCCTCCGAGACTGCGTATCACGCTCTATATATTCTCGGCATAAATTATTCTCGGAGAGAAATGATGAATGGTGATCTAATATTATCCAAAGCTACAGAGCATTTTAAGCAACAGTTACAGAACAACTCAGAATCAGTAGCAGTGCCAGAATGGGAGACGGAAGTGTATTACCGTCCTATGAATGGCAAACAAAGAGATGCTATACTTAAATATATAAACGATGGACATATATTTGAAGCTCTAGTTGAGTCTATCTTGACCAGATCAAGAGATGAAAATGGGAAGTTAATGTTTAAGCCTGTACATAAGCGTGAGCTGATGACAAAAGTTGACCCAGCAGTAATTGAGAGAATTGCAACTGCAATGGGAACACTAGATTCAATGTTATTAGAGGAAGATGAGGAAGAGGTGAGTGTAAAAAAATCCTAGAGGGTGATGGCGAGCTGATGGTTCGTTATGCCCTAGCAGAGGTTTTGCACAAGTCGGTAGTTGAGATATTGGAGTTATCCGTAGCAGAAGTAGATGGATGGATAGCGTACTTTGAGATTAAAAAACAGAGGGATGGTTAAATGGCAAGAGATACCACTGTAAGAGTTAGAATCGTTGGTTTAGACGGTACTGGCAATGCGTGGCGCTCTGCTAATAGCCGTGTCAGAGGACACCAGCGTAGAGTTGGCAGACTCACGAGACAATACCTTCGACTAACTGGCGCGGTAAGAAGTCTAAACTCTGTTGTTGGTGCTATGCCAATTGCGGGTGCAGCAGGAGGCGTTGCTGTATTTGGCTTTTTAGGTAAATCAATATTTGAAGCTGGGATGAAGATGGACTCCCTTAAAAACTCAATGATTGTAGCTACTAAATCAATGATGGGCGCAGAGATGGAGATACGCAGGATCAAGCGCCTATCAAAAGAGTTGGGTGTCAACTTCGTTGCCACAGCGGATGCGTATAAGAAGTTCAACATTGCGGCAAAAGAGGTGGGAATGACCTCTAAAGTTTCAGATAGAATCTTCCGTTCAGTCGCTAAAGCCTCTGCGGCAATGGGTCTCTCCTCAGAGAATACCAGACTTACTCTAAAAGCATTAGAGCAGATGATATCCAAAGGAAATGTTCAGGCTGAGGAGTTGAGAGGTCAGTTAGGAGAGCATTTACCTGGTGCGTTTGGTATGGCGGCACAAGCAATG